GATCGCAGGCGCCTACGACTGGACCGACGACATGCTCAAGATCAAGAGCATGCAGAAGAAGTTCCGCGACAGCTTCAACGGCACCGAGATCAACCCGGCGCGCTGGGAGATCGCGGCCAGCGCCGGCGGCATCACGCACACCGTGGCGGATGGCGCCGTCACCATCTCCACCGGCACCACGGTGGACGACGAGCTCAGCCTGACCACGCGCACCACTTTCACCATCCCGCTGCGGGTCATGGTGGCGGTGAACATGAGCCAGCGCATCGTCGGCCAATCCGTCTGGCTCGAGCTGGTCAGCATCGATCCCACCACCGCCCAGCCGGACGGGCGCAGTGCCGCGGCATGGCGGCTGGACGGCGCCAGCGCCACGCTCGCGAACTACGAGGTTCAGAGCGAGGGCGCCCCGCGGCTGGGCAGCGCCTCCGGCAGCACCATCCCGACCACCGCGCCGGCCGGCTGGTCGGTGCTGGAGCTCGAGCCGACGAACGACGAATGCTACTTCCACGGCCGTCTGATCGACACCACGGCCGCGCGGTCGAACTCCTATGTCCGCCACCAGCAGATCCCGGAGCCGAACGCGCTCTATCGTTTCCGGATCCGCGTACGGAACCGGCAGTTCATCAGCGGCCTGTCGGCAGCGGCCAACAATGGCGGTGGTGCGGTGCGCATCACGCGGGCCGCGCATGGCTTTGCCACGAATGACGTGGTCACGGTCGCCGACGTCTCAGGCGTGCCGGGGGCGAATGGGACCTTCACGATCACGGTCATCGACGCGAACAGCTTTGACCTGGTCGGCTCGACCTTCACCGGCGCCTATCTGAACACCGGCTGGGCCTCGGTCTCGCGCAATCTCCCTCCCGCCTCGAACACCGACATCAAGGTCCAGTTCGTCACCATCGCGGACTATGCCGAGCTCACCACCGAGATCACCGCCGGCCGCGGCCAGTCCGTCGCCGGTCAGGGGCTGGGCGTGAACGTCCTCAGCACCATCCCGCCAACCGTCACCCCGGTGGGGGGCCAGGCCCGCAACACCAGCGGCGCCGTGCCGGTCCTGGCCGCGACCGGCTACTCGGCCAACCCGGTCGCCGTCACCACGGCGCGCGGCGTGGACCTGCTGGCGACGCTGATCGGCGCGCTGGTCACCAAGCCCTACGCCATCCCTGAGGCGGACTGGCAGTACGCCGCCGCCGCGGGTGGGATCATCAACACCACCGACGTGGTGCTCCGGGCGGCGGCCGCGGCCGGCATCCGGAACTACGTCACCTCGATCGATATCCGCAACGCCCACGCGACAGTGGCGACGGAGGTGGTGATCAAGGACGGCGCGACGGTGATCTGGCGGCAGCTGCTGCCGGCGGCGATGGCGGCCCCGGTCGAGATCACCTTTCCCACCCCTCTGCGTGGCACCGCGGCTACGGCAATGAACGTCGCCTGCATCACCACGGGAGCGCAGGTCTACGTCAACGCGCAGGGCTTCGCCGCGCCCTGATCGGCGCTGCCCAGGAGAACGCCTCATGACCGAGCCGATCGAACCGGGCGGGGACCCCCCCGCGCTGGATCGAATGCCCGACGCTGGGCAGTCGATCACCGCGTGCCGCGCCCTGGCAGCCCCGGTCACCGTCAATCGCGCCGCGCGCACGGTGGAGGTGGTCTGGTCCACCGGTGCCCGGGCCCGCAACTTCGTGCCGCCCTATGGTCCAATCCTCGAAGAGCTCGACATGGCGCCCTCAGCGGTCCGCATGGACGCGCTGCGCTCCGGCCGCGCCCCCGTGCTCGACACCCACCGCCGCGCCGGCACGCGCGATGTGCTGGGCCGTGTCACTGCCGCGCGCCTCGAGGCCGGCCGCGGCTACGCCACCCTCCAATTCAGCGGCGCGGACGACGTGGAGCCGGTCTGGCAGCGCGTGGCCGACGGCACGCTGCAGTCTGTCAGCGTCGGTTACCGGGTGCATCGCTACGACCCCCGGCCCGACGCCAGCACCGGCAAGACCATCCACCGCGCGGTGGATTGGGAGCCCTACGAAATCTCGATCGTGCCCGTCCCCGTGGACGCAGCCGCCGTCGTCCGTGGCGAGGGGGACCAGGGCACCCCCGCCACCGCCATCGAACCCGCCCTGACCATCCCCGAGGAACCATCCATGCCCGAGACGACGCCGGCTTCGCCGGATCCCGCGCCGGCGCCACCCGCGCCGCCCACCATCCCGCACCAGGAGGTCCCCGTGACCACGACGCCCGCCAGCACCCCGCCCACCGCGCCGCCCGAGCCGACCCGCGCCATGCCGCCCACGCCTGACCTCGAGGCCATCCGCGCCGAGGCCGAGCGCGCCGCGGTCGAGCGCATCGCCGGCTATGAGCCGGTGCTCGCCGCCGCCCGTGGCCTGGTCACCCCCGACATGCTCGACACCATGCGCGAGGCCGCCATCCGCGACCGCGTCTCGCCGGAGGTGCTCCGCGGACGGCTGTGGGAGTTCTTCACCAGCGGCGCCGCGCGCCCCTCCCTGCCGGCGCGCCCCGACACCGGTCCCTCCAACGACGATCCGTCGCAGCTTCTCGACGCCATGGCCGAGGCGCTCGCCGCCCGCACCATGCCCGGCTACCAGGCGCCCGCCAGCGGCCGTCACACCGAGTTCCTGGGCTGGCGTCCCTCCGACATGATCGGCGAACTGCTCCGCGCCCGTGGCGAGCGCAACGTGCCGCGCAACCCGACCATCCTGGCGGAGCGCGCCTTCCACACCACCAGCGACTTCCCCGCGCTGCTCTCGGCCGCCGCCAACAAGATGCTGCTGGCCGCCTACGCGCCGGCGGCACCCACCTACCGCACGCTGTTCCTCCGGCGCGATTTCCGGGACTTCAAGCCGCACCGCCACCTGCGCGTGGGCGACTTCCCGACGCTGCTGCCGCTGTCGGAGAATGGCGAGGTCCAGGCCGGCACCATGTCCGAGAGCCAGGAGCTCGTGTTCCTCCAGACCTTTGCGCGGCGCATCCGCGTCACGCGCCAGATGCTGGTCAACGACGATCTCGGCGCGTTCACCGACTTCGCCTCCATGATCGGCCGCCGCGTCGCGGACTTCGAAAACGCCACGGCCTACGCGCTCGTGAACAGCGCGGCCGGCGACGGCCCCACGCTCATCACCGGTGCCGCGGCGGTGTTCGGCACGGCAGCGGCGCGGGCCAACAAGGCGGGCGCCGGCACGGCGCTCGACCTGCCGAACCTGGCGCTCGGCCGTGCCGCGGTGATGCGCCAGAAAACCCTCGACGGGCTGCCGATCGCCGTCGGCGCTCAGATGCGCCTGCTGGTTGGGCCGAACCAGGAGCTGGCGGCGCGGCAGCTGACCGTCTCGGTACAGGCGACGCAGACCAGCAACGCCAATGTCTACGCCGGCTTCGTGCAGCCTCTGGTCGAGCCGCTGATCCCGAACAATCGCTGGTATCTCTTCTCGGATCCGCTGGCGGCCCCCGTCTACGTCTACGGCTACCTGAACGGCGCAGAGGGGCCGCATGTCACCACGGGCAATGTCCAGGGCGTGGATGGCGTCGAGGTCAGCGTGATCTTCGACTTCGGCGTCGGCGCCATCGACTGGCGCGGCGCCTGGTTCAACCCGGGCACCTGATCCCCACCCCCAGCACTCCATCCATCATCAATCCATGCAGCGGGCGTCCTTCGGGACGCCTTCTGCGTTTCTGGAGACCTCATCCCCATGCGCAACTACGTTCAGCCCGGCGATAGCCTGGCGCTGGCCGTCCCCTATGCGGGCGGCGTCACCTCCGGCCAGGGCGTCCTGGTCGGCGCGCTCTTCGGCGTCGCCGCCGTCGATGGCGTGCAGAACGCCGTCATCGAATGCCAGACCAAGGGTGTGTTCGACATCACCAAGGAGCCGGCGCTGGCCATCACCGCCGGCGCCCGCGTCTTCTGGGACAACACCAACCGGCGTCTCACCACCACCACCACCGGCAATTTCCAGGTGGGCCTCGCCACGGTGGCGGCGCTCGCCGCCGATACCACCGTCCGCGCCGTTCTGCTCCGCGCGCCGGCGCTCGGCACGTGAGCGTCGATCCCAAGGCCACGCGGGGCTATCGCAACCGCAATCCGGGCAACATCGAGCACGTCCCCGCCAACAAATGGCAGGGGCTGGCCGATCCGCCCTCGGACGGGCGCTTCTGCCGCTTCGCCAGCCACGAGTTCGGCATCCGCGCGCTGGCGGCCCTGCTGGTCACCTACCAGGACCGGCACAAGCTGCGCACGCCACGTGCGATCATCGAGCGCTGGGCGCCCAAAGTGGAGAACGACACCGCGGCCTATATCGCGGTGGTGGCGCGGCGCATTGGCGTCGGGCCGGACGATGCCATCGACCTGCATCGGCACGATCACCTCCGCCCGCTGGTCGAGGCCATCATCCATCATGAATGCGCCGGCCTGTCCTATCCGGCCGCGGTGATCGATCGCGCGCTGACGCTCGCGGGTGTCCCTCCGGCGCCGCCGGTGACCCTGCGCGAGGTGGCGGCCGTCACTGGCACCGGCCGCGGCGCGGTGCTGGTGGGCGCGGCGGGCATCGCCACCGCCGTGGCGCAGGCCGCCCCCGCCATCGAGGCGCTGGGCACGCTGGCGCCGGCGGTGGCCATCGCGGTCATCGCCGCCGCGGTGGTCGGCGTGCTCGTCTGGCGGCTACGGCGGCCAGCGTGAGCGCCTTCGCCGCGGCGATGGACGCGCTGGCCGCGGACCCGAACATCGGCACGGATGCGAGCTATCGCGCGGGCGGGACCGGGGCGCCGGTCGTGCTCCGCTTGGTGCGCTCGGCACCGGACCGGCTGGGCGACGCCTTCGGCACCAGCGTCATCCAGGCCAGCGACGTGCTGACGGTGGCCATCGCTGTGCTGCCCAGCGTCGAGGCGGACGACACCTTCACCCTCGACGCCGACATCCTGACCGTCCAGCACGCCGAGCGCGACGCCTCCGGCATCGCCTGGCGCGTCTTCTGCCGCCGATAGGAGCACCGCGATGATCGACCCCGAACGCATCGGCGGCATCGTCGGCGAGGCGCTGCTCGCCGGCGCCCTGGGTGCGCTCGGGGCAATGGCGCGCTTCTCCTCCACCGACCGGCCGCTGCTGACCCGCGCCTATCTACTCCACGCGCTGGCCGGCGGCAGCCTCGGCACGGGTGCCTGGCTGATCGCGCATGCCTTCGAGCTCGACGGCTGGTGGCTCTTCGCCGTGGCCTGGCTGGCCGGCACACTCGGCTATGCCGCGCTGCACGATCTGCTGCTGCGCATCCTCAGCCGCAAGTTCGGTGGGCGCTGATCCATGCGGCTCGGCGCCGCCATCGTCGGCGACCTGCGCAAGGTGCTGGCCGACGAGGTGCGGGCCGGTGAGCGCGCGGCCATGACCGCCATCCGCGCCGAGACGGAGCAGGTGAAGGCCGAGCTGCGCCGGCAGGTCACGACAGCATTCTCAGGCAACGCGCGCGGCATCGCCAATGCCTGGCGGTCGATGATCTTCCCGCGGACCGGGCAGTCGCTGCGGCCGGCGGGGTTGGTGTTCACCAAGGTGCCCAACGTCATCGACGCCTTCGAGCGCGGCGCGCTGATCCGCGCCAAGGGTGGTGGGAAGTTCCTCGCCATCCCGACCGGCTTCAATGCGGCGCGCGGCAGGCGCGGTCGCGGGGAGAAGGGCATGCGGGTCACGCCCGCGCAGATGGTCGCCTCCGGGCAGGCCTTCCTCCGGCCCTTCAAGTCGGGCCGCGGCTTCGTCTGGTGCCTGCCGCTGCGGCAGGGCGAGCAGACCGGGCGGCGCCGGCGCACCCGGCTGGTGGCTGGCGGCGTGACGGAAGTCGGCACCGCCAACCGCAAGGGACGCGAGGCCTGGGCGCGGGGCCTGCTGGAACAGGGGATGGTGCCGATGTTCCTGCTGCTGCCCCAGGTGAAGCTCGCCAAGCGGCTCGATGTGCGCGGTGCCGCCGAGCGTGGGCTGCGTCGCCTGCCGGGGCGCTTCGTCGCGGCATGGGAACGCGAGAGCGGGAGGGCCGCGTGAGCGCGCGCGAGACTGCCATCGCGGCGCTGCACAGCCGGCTGGTCACGTCGCTGGCGGCCAGGAACCCAGCGCCGGTGGTGCTCCGCGGCGAGACCGTGCCGCAGCGCATCCCCGCGGGTGGCCTGGTCGTCGTCCGCGACGGCGAGGCGGTGGAGGAAACGCCGATCCTTTCCCCGCTCGCCTGGCAGATCGAGCATCGCGCTGAGGTCGAGATCACCGTCGCCGGCGCCACGCCCGCGGCGCGCAACACGCTGCTCGACGCGCTGCTGGTGGAGGTCGCCGCAGCCATCAGCGCCAACCGCACGCTCGGTGGCGCTGTCGAATGGGCGCAGCCCGGCAGCGCGTCCTTCGAGGATGTCGAATTCGAGGGCGCGGCCGCAGCCCGCGCCGCCGCCATCCCCGTCACCCTCTGGTTCACTGTCGCCGGCTCGCCGCTGGCCTGATCCCCCTCCAGGAGAAAGCCCATGCCCCGTGCCATCGGCGCGAATTGCCGCCTGCTGACCTTTCCCGAATCCACCTACGGCACCGCGCCGGGCGGCAATTGGCGGCGCATGC